GACCAGCTCGCGTACGGCTCCATGTCCTCCTCGTAACCCTCACCGTCCTCCTCGTAACCCTCACCGTCCTCCTCGTAGTCCTCCTCCTCGTAGTCCTCCTCCTCGTAGTCCTCCTCCTCGTAACCCTCACCGTCCTCCTCGTAGGCCGACTTGCGCTTGCGCGCCCCGCCCTTCTTGCCACGCGGCCTGCGTGACCGCTTGGAACGCGGCTTGCGCGCCGCCTTTGGCTTGGCGGCCTTCTTGGGCATAGAGGGCAGCTTCGGTGTGCTCATCATCAGACCCATCGCGATATATATTAAGTGTCTACAAAAAAGTTTGTCCTGTGTTGCTGAACACAACCTAAAGGTTTTAGACTTTCAAAAATCAAAATGTCTATCCGTCGAATCGTCATAAAGGCGAGTGATGTGGCAGCCGTGATTGGACTCAACCCGTACAAGCCCGCTTCTGAGGTTCGGGACGAGCTCTGGAAGAAAAATTGGCCTAGTACATTCAAGGGTCAGACGAAGAATGACCAAGCCACCGAGGCCCTCGGGCGTTCTGCGGCTTCGTGCAAGGTTCTGGCTGAGGCTGTGGCTTTTAGAGCTGAAAACTCGTCTCAAGCCATGGCCAACTTTGAAAAGGCTCGCGTGAAGATTGAGACTGATGAAACAATCACGGCCGAGGACCGTGTGAAGATTATCGAACACGTGCGGTCCAGGTGTTACACCACGCACGGGACGCGCTCTGAAGACAAGACGGCCATCAAGGTGTCTGACGACACGGGCGTGACTCTTCTGCGCGACAACGCCTTTTACAACTTGCCCGTTCTCGAGATGGACGGCGTGACCTTTGTAATCACGGGCAAGGTGGATCGCATTGAAGTGGCGGCTGATGGCTCGCGCACTCTTGTTGAGATTAAGAACAGAACTCGAGGATTTTTCAAGACTGTTCGCGATTATGAGAATGTGCAGGTGCAGGTGTACCTCAGGATGCTGGGGCTTGTGCACGCCAAGCTTGTCGAGCAGTACAACGCCGAGACGAACACCATCGCGGTCGATCGAGACGAAGAATTGTGGGACAATGTCATCTGGCCTGGAGTTGTCAAGTTTGCCAACGACCTTTACGCCAAGGCCCAGTGAAGAAGCGCGTGAGCAAACAGGATAAGCGTCGCATCCTTGATGTCGTTTGTAATGTACCAAGCGATAAAGAAGAGAACGATGCCCACCTTGGCCGGGACCGACAAGTAGGCTCCCTCCTTGCGGACCTGGATATCGGCGACTGAATCAACCATCATTTAATTATTACACAGAAATTTTACTCATCCTCGAACGTGATGTTGCGCTTAGGACGGGGGGCTGGCTCTGGGGTGCGCACGATCCAGGCGCGACCCGAAGCAAAGTCCTCGAACGTCAGCTCGAACATGTCGTCGCTCTCCACGTCCCGCACCAGCCACCCCTCGCCCGACTCGAACTCCTCCACCTCGCCCATCACGTAGATGGTCTTCTTCTTCTTCTGGTGCGCAATCGTCACCGTCTTGCCAATCAGCGTCTCGAACCACGAGTCGTAAAGGTCGAGAGTCGCGCTCATCTCCTCATTCGCCTTGACAACCTCAACAACAGCCTCAATCGCCTCCATTCTGTTACTTCAGGGCTGCCCGTCTTTATTTCGCTGGCAACAGTAATGAAGCACGTGGGTCTTGCTGCAGGTGTCGCCGTCGCGGGTCTCGTCTTCACGAGCAGAACGTGGCTCGGCCTCATAAACACTCTCGGTCCAGAGGCGGGTCTCATCGTGAAGAATTTTATAATTCTTTTTGTAATTTACTTGCTCCACTTTGTGGACGGTCTCATCGGTCAACCCCACCAGCAAGCCTTGGGGTTCCTTCTCGTCTACGTCTCCTTCTCCATGATTTTCAATTATCAATCTGAATGGATATCCGATTCCGGTGCGGAGAATGTCGAGCGGCAGACTCCTGACGGGGCGGTCTATCACCGAGTGCGAAACCTGGGACTAAATCCTGACTCTGCGCGCATTGTGACGTTTGTGATTGTGCCGTTCGTGTTGTTCCTCGTGGGAAGTCAATTTATTAAACGAGGAAAGTTAAACTTAGAGTGAACCATTGGTCCTCTCGTGCCCTGTTGCGTCTCCGTTCCCCTCTCGCGCTGCTCTTCTGCACCTTGGGGTACCTGGTCTGGAAGGGTGAAAGGGGCGCATCCTCCCACGCGCACTTGTCTATTCTTCTGTCAGAGTAGTAATCGTCCGTATCGTACAGAACGTACTCTATGTAGTCGACGTCTGCTCCCCACTCTTTGAGGCAGCGCGTTGTGCTCTCGAGGTCCCTGAGGTCCTCCATCAAGCCCCCCAAAATAACTTTGCGAAAGCCGGGTGAGTGAAACTCAGCCGCAAACTCAAACGCGTCGCTGATCAGATCAGTCCGATACTGATCAATAACGTCTGTGCATTTGTTCTCGTGCTGCTCGTCGGCCCACTCGTCCCTCAGCTTGTGGAATCCGCGAAAGTATATGGCCCGCCGGCACATCGGGCACCCGGTCCCAGACCCCTTTTGGTACCAAGTCTTTATGCATCCACTGCAAAACTCGTGCCCGCAGCACAGCTTGCGGAAGGGCCCAGCCTCAGAGTAGCACACTGAGCACTCCATTGTGTTTGTTGGTGACTGACACATAGGCACCCGAGACCCTTATGAACACACAACACAAGTTTTCAGACGGGTATGAATGCTCGCTTCTTGAGGACCGCCTTGGCGTACTGCGCGCTGAGCACAAAGTGGATGTGGGGCCAATCGAGCGCCTCGCGTTCGGTTATCACCACGCCGAAAGGGTTGGAGTTGACCGACTCGACCATCTTCAGGTGAGCCTTCGAGTCGCCCATATTCTCCGCCATCTCCATCATCTTCTGGAACCACTTTACGTGCGCTTTATCAAGAGGGTCGAATGCCGTGATGAACCGAACGGTCGACGACATCTAACAGAATCTTTTGTTTTCTTTTTAAGATATACGCGCAGGTGGAACGGAAAACTGTCCGGGGATGGAGCCCTGAGCGACGGTCGGCACGGGCTCAGCCTTGTTCCACGTCGCCTTGGCGTTTCCAATCGTCTGGGACCACATGGCGGACCCGAAAAACTTGGTCCACAGATTGCTCACCGTCCTCCACAGTCCTGTAAAGTACAGGAATATGGCGACAACTATAATCATCATGCCCAAATTGGCGTTCGACCCCGAGTTTCCGAAACTGATGGTAAAGGCCATTTACTGTATGTACTGAAAAAAGTTCTAGGCTGCGCCGCATGCGCAGTAGGGCTCGGTCGGACGACGCGCGAGGTACGCAATCACGAGCAAAAGGGCCAGAATGACTAGAAACTTGTTCATCTTTACTCTTCGTCAACAGTATTTTCAAACTCCTCTTCGTCCTCGTCGTCGTCCTCCTCCTCCTCCTCCTCGTCGTCGTCGTCGCTCTCGCTCTCGCTCTCTGGGTCATAGTCGGAATCCGATTCCACTTTGGCCCACACGTCACCGTCCTGTGCCTCGTAGCCTATGTCAGTCTCAAGGTCCGTTTCGAGCCACTCGGATATAGACTCGTCATCAACCTCATACTCTTCATCCTCATACCTGAAAACCTTGGCGTTTTCGGGAATGGCACTGAGGTAACGAATGGTGTACATTCCGCCGTTCCTCTGGAAAATCTTTGCCAGGAGCGCCTTGGGCTTGCGCTGACCGACGTCGGTCCACACACGCACGAGACTCATTGACTTTTATTATTCATTTTTGTTTAAGCCACTTTACATCATGGCGCCGCGCTTCATACCCGAGTTCTTGCGCACCTTGCGGACAGCCTTGCCACCGAACAGGGCGGCGAGGCCCATGTTGGCACCGGGGCTGATCATGTACTTGCGAGGGCGGCCGACCGGGCGCTTGGGCGCGGGGCTGAAGAGGGCGGGCAGGTTACCAGCCTTGACGCCGGCGTAGACGCCACGAGCCTTGCCGCGGTTGGAGCGCACCTTGCGGACCGCCTTGGGGCGGATGGCGGTGGGGATGCGAACGTTGGTGTTCTTCACGTTGCGCTCGGAGCCGCCTGGGGTCTTGACGAAACGCGCCTTGGGGTTGTAGACGGTCGAGCCCTTCTCGGACTTGGCAATGTACTTGCCGTCGGCAGTCATGTATATCACACGACGCTTGCTGTTCATGAACTTGGTCGCAGACTTGGGGAGGGTGGGACGGCCGGCCATTTCTAGGTGATATTACACAAGAAAATATTTTATGTGTGAGGGTTCAGCAGTATAAAAATATCGTGATAGGTCAGATAAGATGATGGGCTATATATATCGAATCAAGAACCTTCTGAACAACCAAAAGTATATAGGACAGACGCACCGGACTCTCGAAGTTCGGTTTCAAGAGCATTGTGGAACCAGCACGACATCCGTCAGCCCGAAGCTCAAGAACGCTATTCGAAAGTACGGTAAGAGCAATTTTACAATAGAAAGCATTTGGGAAGGAGAGTGCACTGAAGTGGAGCTTGACTCCAAAGAAATGGAATTGATAGAAAGCGAAGGAACTCTCCACCCAAATGGATATAACCTGACAATGGGAGGATCAGGTGGGAGGCACTCGGATGAGACCAAGAAACTCATTAGCGAAAAGAGCAAAAAGTCATGGGAGGAGAATGGTGAGAAGTGGAGACTGGAGAGGGCCGAAGCAGGACGGAGCGATGAGGCGCGAGCTAAAACGTCTGAATCCGTGAGAAAAGTTTTTCAGGAACGGCCGGAAATTAGAGAACTCATATCAAAAACTCACAAGGGGAAGAAGAAAAGCGCAGAGACCCGCGAGAGAATGAGTATTGCAATGCAGACGCGACTACAGACTCCAGAATGGGCGGCCTACGTTCAGGAGATGGCGAAACGTCGGAACAAAAAGGTTTACCGTTTCAATTCTCAAAGAGTTTTGGTGGATGTACACCAATCTCTCACACAGACGCCAAATGATACGGGAATTAGTCTGGGTAGAATTAGATATTCTATAACAAATGTAACTACGACCGACGGCTTCTATTTCTCCTACTCTTCACCCCTTCCATCGGTTGCCACAGTTGAGACAGCAGAAGAATGTCGTCATGGGTTCTGAACGGCCGCGTCAGTAAGAAGCAAAAGAAGCACGCGAGCATAAAACGCACCATCCGCGCTCCGAGTTTGCGCCTGGACATACGTAACTTTGTTAGTTCCGCATTTCTTGCATCGAAACAGGCCGTTGTAATCTTCATTCTCCTTGGCCTTGATAGCCTCGAGCTTCATGTCCTTCGTGACCGCCTTGAACATGGCTTGAAACTTGGGGCCCTCTGGCCAGAGCGCCTCTGCAGGCAGACGCACGAGGTCTTGCGAGCTCACCTCTTTGGTCAAGAGTCTGTGAAGGAGCTGCGGTTGCGTGGTGCACTGAAGCTTGACGCCGTGTTCACCGACGCGGATGTCCACCTGGACCCATGACGGGTCTCTTGTGAGCTCAGCCATGAGATGAATCACTTTGTGCTTGTATCTCGAACGAAGGCGCTTGGTGTCGGGATCGCCATTCTTCTTTGATTCTTCGACGGCCCAGAGCCACGCCGCCTTTTCTATATTCTTTGCGTACGGGCGCTCCGGGACAACCTTGGCAAGATTTGTGCGCGCGTAGTCCCGGAGCGCTTCCATTCTTTGTTTTGATAGAGTCTGTTCTTTTTGTAGAGACTCTTAGTCACACAACTCAAATTTTCTCACGCCTTGTGATTCCTAGCGCGCTTTCCAGTTTGCTCGCGGCTCTCTTCAAGGGTTTCGTCCGTGTGAGTTTGAGCTCGCCCTCGACCACGACCTGCACCGGGTCTGGTGCGCCACCCTTTCCAAAGGTGTGCACCATGTGAATTTCCCCGGGAGTGTGAACCCACGGGGGGTCTGACGCGCTCTTTCGAAACTCTTCGATTGTGAGGGGGCCGCCGAAAATCGCGAGCGTCTGACGCTTCGGGGCGGGCCAGAGCGGCGTGTACTTCCCGTAGACGTGTTTCCTCATGAGGGCTAAATTCTGTAAAATTTCCCCGTAACGCGCCTTGGCTCCGTCGAGCGCGTACGCCTTGGCGCACTCGAACGAACAAAAGTGACCTTGAGTAACGAATACGTGTGTTCTGTCATCGTACCTGATTGGCAAGTGAACGTCCGGCCCTTCCCATGGATGACAGCACCACCAGCAGTGGAGTGGACTCGCCATAAAGAATTCCTTATCAAGTACAATTAAGATGCTTTTAAGTATTGACGTGGGAATTAAAAATCTCGCAATGTGTTTGATTGATCCGAAGACGAAGAAGATTCAACAGTGGGACGTTGATGGTGTCCCACCGAATCACTCGGACGGTCTATACTTGAGCCTCGTCAAGCACTTGAACAAAAAGCCATGGATTCTTGAATCTCGGCAAGTTCTCATCGAGAAGCAGCCGGATCGCAACAAGGGCATGAAATCCGTTGAACACTTGATTCACACGTACCTCCTGACCAAGGACCCGTCGCGTGATGTTATAGTATGGGACGCGCGCCACAAGATTCCTGACGTTTCCGGCCCGGGTAAGAGCCAGTACGCGGCGCGCAAGGCGGCGAGCATCGAGCGCACCCGCAAGTTTATTCAAGACACAAACCCCGAATGGGTCGCCTATTTTGAAAAGCACAAAAAGAAGGATGATTTGGCCGACACGGTC